GTTGATGACGCTTACCATATGTAAATTGATCTGCTATGTCAATGATATACAGCTTCTCTTTGGATGTATGTAGTCTCAACCCTCTTCCAATACTTTGAATGGTGCGTACCTTCGCCTTGCCACCGCCTGCAAACACAATAAAATGTAAATTTTTAATATTTACCCCGGTACTGAAAATCTTACTAATAGCAACACAAACCACATCGTTACTCTTCTCCATTAAATCTCGTACTTGCTCTCTATCTTTTACTTCAACTTCTCCTCGAATAAAGAAAACTTTCTTTCGATTACAAGTAGATGTTAATACTTGTTGTAGCTCTTCACCATGGCGAATAAAATCTACTAGTATTAGTACATTATTAGGGGCATTATTACAAAGAGCAGCAATTGTGTTGTTGCGAAAAGTATTAGTAAACAAAAATTCTAACTCAGCTTTATACCGTTCTGCAGGATTAGAAAGCTCCGTTATTGCTGGAGGCTTTGAATTGTAATTCATTTCTAAAATATTTGCATTAACGTTGGAAATATACTTCTCATTACGTAACTGATAACTGTTCTTCTCGTAGATAATAGGCCCTATCTTACCAATTATATTCCATTGATCAAGCTTTTCCTCAGGCATAGTACCAGTAAACCCGAATCGGATATTCGTTTTCATTTTCTTAATAATTTTATTAACCTGATTACCCCGGCGAGCTTTATGTATTTCATCAAACACCAGCATATCAATATCCTCAATCCAGTCCAAATTAGATTTTTCTGACTGTAAAATTCCTAGATTGGCAATAATAACGTTTGCGGCACATCCTTTATCACCTTCGAGAGGGTTACTTCCCGTCCACTTACGAATTGAAAATGGTACATTATAAGATGTAAAATCAGAAAACGTTTGCTCAACTAATCCTAAATCCGGTACTATTAACAAACACTTAAAATTATTCTTCATGTAAAAGAAATTTGATAAAAGAGATGCCATAATTAGCGTCTTACCGCCTGCAGTTGCTAGCACAACCACTCCTCTTCCCGTATCAAGACATCTTGTTACAACTGCTTTTTGATAATCCCTTAATTCTAGAGAAAGGTTATTATATGGTTGATTGGTATAATGAACACCTTTTTGATATGTAGTTGGGCCAGGTATAATAGCTTCAAGAAACTCTTTTGATGCTCGAATTTGGTCTTGTTTGCAGTAATCATTCTGAAGTAAGAACCTAGTAATTTCAAAAAACAAGCATGGGTCTAATCGACCTGCAGGTGTAATAGCATAAGTGCGAGATGGTATGAACCGTCCTCTCATTCTAGCAAATCTAGCGCCCTCATTCTTTACAGAGAAATGTTCACGAACATCATTTAAATGATCTCCTGTGAGGACGCCTGTTGTTTTATTTTTATCTAAATCAAAATATACCACTATGCGGTCTCCATCTTAATTAATTCGATTAAATTTTTAATATCAAACCCAATACTGTGCATTGTCTTCTCTACCCGCTCCAAGAACTCTATAACAGCTTGACGCTCTCTAACTTCATTGCTAATTGCTATAACCTGACCATGTCTTTCAGCTGCATTTTGAAGCGTCGGTAAAGCTAACTTTACTGCCGATTCTTTGCGCAATTCATCTACAACTTCATTTGCTGTTTTTTCCTTCTTTCTTAATAATTCATTCAAAGCAGCTTTTTCAAGCATAAGACGTGATACCCATTTTGCCTTCTTTGCTGGTAACATAAGTGCGGCTTCCTTTAAGTTAAGTTCATCTAGCTTAACATCCTCTTCTAACTCTAATATATATTTCTGTAGCAGACTCATAAATACATTATAGACTCATATATACAAAAATCAATACCATGAAAACGTTTAAAGAATATGTTATGCAAGAGGATAATACTGCTGGTGCAGGTGGGGTCTTCGGTGATGCATCAAGTATGGGACATGGTGGGGCAGTAGGAAATTCCGATTTTTATGCACCAGGTGATATGCGAATACCTAAATTTTTAGGGGCAACGGTAGTCGGTAAAAAAGGTAAAAAGAAGCGCGTTCCTCTTGTACAACGAAGAAGTTTGTTTAAATACTTCTAATGAATTTCGGCCACTGGGAATTAGCTCCAGGTATTACTCCTCAAGAAGGGGCATTTGGATTCATATATGAAATCTGCAATACTGTGACTAATAGAAAATATATTGGTAAAAAGCAATGCATATCAAAGCTCAAAAGAAAACCTCTCAAAGGGCGCAAGAATAAAAGAATAGAGTTAAGAGAGTCTGATTGGAAGATGTATACAGGCTCTTCAAATGAACTAAATGCGGATATAGAGAAATATGGAAAAGATAAATTCCGTTTTACTATATTACACTTTTGCGGATCTAAATGGGAATTAGGCTACAGAGAAATTAAAGAACAAATACATCGCGATGTAATTCTCAGTGAAGAATATTATAACGGCATCCTTAATGTCCGAATTGGTACTCCTCCAAAGGATTTTAAAATTTAATTGACTGCTATATAAGTTCATCTATAATATGGGCGTGGGTTATATTAAAGACATAAAATCTCTTGATTACAAGTTAATTGATATTCAGCGAGCTTTTACTGAAGAAATTGAGCCACGCGTAACAGAGGATGTATTTAAATACAATTTAGAAAAGAATAACCGACTGCTGAGAAGATTTATAGTCTACAGGGTTGTAAGTTTTATTCTAGATACATTAGGTAATAATGTTAGTTGTGGTAAGAAGCTTTTGCTGTTTATTCCTAAGGAACTACAAGCAGAACATATAGGCGACAATCAACTGTTTGTAATTAATTTATTTCGCAAACTGTCTGTAATTTTATCGCTAAGTATATATGTAGATGATATGGGGTTTATTGAATTTGTGGATCTATTGACAGCAGCAACAGGGGAAGGACGAGAAGCTAGAGCTAGAGTCAATTTTGTATATGCACGCCATCTCAAGCGACCTGATCTCGTAAAACTGGATAAGTTTTTATTAAAAAACGGAATTCAAAAAATTCAAGGGGAATTGAATAGTAATTTCAAGGTAAAATTAGGGCTGTTCTTAACATAAATATCTTATAATGAAGTTTTTATTACAAATTATTGAAAAGTACAAGAAATTAGAAATTGATCCGCCACAATGGGTTATGGAATATGTATCAAGTATAGCTGGTGTAACTCCTTCTACACCCTCAACTCCTTCTACACCCTCGACTTCATCTGCTAGTCAAGCACCTAATCTTGGAAAAGTTATTGATGATACTCTCAAGGTACAACAAGACCCTGAACTTGCTAAGAAAAAGCTAGAACTAGATACAATTTATAAGCAAGTTGCTGATGCGTTAAAAAAGAAAGCTGAAGAAGCTACTGGTAAATTAAGACAAGCATCAACACAAATTCCTGCCACAACACCAACCGCCACTACACCAACAACAGTTCCATGAGATTTAATGATCTAATTGCAGCAAAATTCGGTAATTTGCTTGAGCAAACACCTGTACAGCCTGAAATTAATGTACCTGCAGCTGAAGCACCTGTTGCTGCCCCGCAAGCAGTTCCCGAACCCCAAGCAGAGCCGCAACAACAAAAACCTTTAACTCCTGAAGGTGAAGTTTTTCTAATTAATCTACTCAAGAAGGCACTATTCATGAACCCTGATGATATAGAGCTTAAAGTCCTGAAAGATTTACCTGATACTGATGAAAAGAATGCATCTGAAGTGCTTAGCAAAATTATCAAGTTGATGCAGATGGATGCTGTTAATTTAGACGTAAATACACAAACAAGTAAATAATGACATGAACAAAGACAACCATTTGATATTTGAAGCATTCAGAAGCAAGTTACAAGAGAATGAAGAGAGTGCTGATGCAAAGAAGGAGAGAGTACAGAGGGGTTGGGATATAAACAAGAAGAGATGGGCCAAATGGAAGATGGAAAATCCTGAAGCTGCTGCCAAGCATGCTGCAAAAAAGGCGGGCAAAGAAGAAAATGCAGAACAGACAGTCCCGGGCAAAAGGCGTTTGAAATATGATTATGAATGGGTCACAGCTTTCTTGCCCAGAGACCTGGATATAAGCAACAGAGCAGCTCAAGACAAAGTGCTAGATTTGGCATTTCAAGAGACATTGAAGAGATTGGTGCCTAATCGCAAGAATCCTCGTTTGGCAGCACGAAACATGTTTGGTGATGAAGATTTCCCTATGGAGATTATATCTCAATATGCATGGTATCAAGAGCATGGATTCCCTAATGCCACAGAAGATGGGTGGTATGATGTGCAAGATACAGAAGAAGATAAACATAAAACTTTATAAAGCTTTAATAAATAATACGTGGCATATAAGAGTTTAAAAGAGATATACTCCGAAAATGTTGTAGGTAAACCAGTTCCACCCTTACCTAGACAAAGCGTGCGTTTGTTTATAAAAGAAGAAGATGACGCTATAAAAGTCTATAAACAGGAGGCAGATGATCCCGCTACGCTAGAAGGTGAAGTAGATAAAGAATATTATGATGATGTTATCTCTCCAGCAATAACTAGAGGTGGTAATTATCAATTAGCAAAAATAGTAAAAGACAGATTAATAAATGCCGGTTGTTACACAGCTCGAAACTACAATTTATTAGTAGACTTTTTACAAACCCTTAATATTACATTAACGGAAGAAATTTTTAAAGAGTGTGAAAGACTTTTTTTGAGTAGATTGAACCAACCATTTATTTCATTTATAACTGTATTAGCTGAAGCCTTAAATGCTAACGGTCAAAATATTACAGCGCAGAGTATTGCTAGCTATCCCGAAATTACCGAATTATATGATTTACTAGCAACAGATAAGGCACCTAGAAAAGATCAGAGTAAAAATGTAGGCCCCGGAGAAGTTTTTATAGCTTTTTTTGCTAATGGAAGAAAGCTCTCTTCTAAAGATGAACCTTCATCTAGTGAAGAAGACTCAAAAGGCGATATAATGGTAGGGGGTATTAAGTTAGAGCTTAAGTCTATAGATGGTAGGTTGGGAATAAAGGAGAGCGGCATATATTACAAGAAGCCAAAAGAATATTTTATAACTGCTCCAGATACGCTATTAGAAAAAATAAAGTACTTAGCATTTGGAGATTACAAATATGCAGATAATGCGTTTAAGCCTTTTGAATCGGAAGTTAATAGCATTGTAGGTGACAGGACTAGTTTGTCGTTTGAAGAAGGTAGAGATATAGCTGGCGCAATAATTTTAAAAATATATTGTAATAAAAATAGGCTAAATTGGTTTCTTGTTGTAGATAAAAGAACATCCTATTTAAATTGTGTACCTGCACAAATAACAGACAATGAATCAATTTCAGAAATCTTAAATAAAATGAAAAATAGATTTTATATATTACCTGCTAATGATGGTGCGAAGGTGCTAATAGGTAAACGTAAATCATCTGATGGAATAGCAAAAGCTACTAAGACAAAACAAAGAAAAATACCAGAAACGCCTGCTTCCTCTACAACAACATCTGCCCCTATCCCTGCTCCTACTACAGTACAAGCTTCACAACCTCAACCTGCACAAGGGACGCCTGATGAAAACGTTTAAACAATTCTTACTTGAAGCAACCGGTACATCAATAGGTTTTTTTCCAGGAGCATTTAAGCCACCACACAAAGGACATTTTGATACTGCTAAACAAGCGGCTACCGACAACGACATAGCTGTTGTACTAATTTCAGGTTCTGATCGAGATGGTATTACAACGGCAGATTCATATGAGATTTGGAATATGTATAAAGGGTATCTGCCGGAAAATGTCTACATACATACTATTACTGGGTCTCCAGTAACTGCAATCTATCAGATTGTTGATATATTGAATAATGGTCAATTTTCACCAACACCGAAAGTTGCTAATCCATTACCTGATGCAGACAAGATTGCAAAGATGTTGCAAGGATCACCTGCACCTTACACTATAAACTTATATGCAAGTCAAGAAGATTTGGTACGCTTTAATGCCTTTACTGGTCCTAATAAACAAATTTATGTAGGTAAAAATGTTTCTAAGATCGGTCGCGGTAATATTTCTAGACTAGCTTCAGCCACGCAGGCTAGAGAAGCATTAAAAAATAAAGAAGAAGCAAAATTCTTTACTTTCTTACCAGATATTGCAATTCAAGGTAAGCAAGAAATTTACAGAAAGCTAGTAAAATGATTAGTTTTAAAACTTATATATTATCTGAAAACGAAATTCTTCTCGAAAAAGATACTTACTTTTCGCCACACCTTTCACATTTAGAAGATTTAGCTATAGAAGGTGGAAAAAATGGGTTTAATAATTTTCTTATACAAGCTACTAACATAATAAACAAATTAAAAGGATTTGAATCAGAGCAAGAGATTAACGCAAAGATAGATGGTGCACCATCAATTTTGTTTGGTGCTGATCCTCGTCCAGAAGCTAATAAACAATTTTTTGTAGCTTTGAAATATGTAATAGATGAAAGTACTGATACCCTTAAAGAAAATGCCAAGCTATTACATAGTGAACAAGAGATAGACCAAAATTTCAGCGGCAAACAAGAGCTTGCAACTAAGCTAAAAAGTTTGCTCTCAAATCTTAGACCAGCATATGATAACAGCGGTAAAATATATCAAGCTGACGTCCTCTTTACATCGCCTGCGGATAAGAGCAGAGTCAGAATAGGGAATGAAGAATATATTGCGTTTAAACCAAATACAATTATGTATACTGTACCTATTGACGACAAATCACCGTTGTTTGCTAGTATTAATAGCAGCAATGTTGGTGTTATAGTTCATGACTCGTTCACGGGGGTTGTCAGTGACAACGGTAAGAGTATTAAATTAAAACCAGCTGGAAAGAACATATCGTCACTAATTAGTAGCAGTCAAGGTACTAAAGCCTTTATAAGAGGTAGTAACTACGGTGAGGTAGCTTTTGATATGTCAGACAAGATGGTACATGATATAGAAAAAACAATTGCTACAGCTACCAAGCATGTCAATAGTATTGATAATAAGTTTGATCAAGAATATATTTCGTCTGCAAAAGGATCGATAGGCGGTCAGATATTGCCGCTATTAAAAATTTATTTAAATAAACAGGTAGATTTAGAGGATAATGGAATTTTTGGCGCCGCAAAGATAGGTGCCAAGTTTGATACAGCACAGTTCTATGAGGGGTTCAAAGCATTTGTTAATGAGCGCATCAGTAAGGGTATTGAGGAATTAGGCGAGAAAGGCAGAGCAGCAAGAGAACAGAAGATTTCTAGTATAATGAAATTTCTTGATATGCATCGTAAAAGTTTTGAAAGTTTAATACATGCCACATATGAAATGGTTCGTGTAAAGTTTTTTATACTGCAAATACTTTCCCAGCTGGACACTAGATTAACATCACATGCCTTTTATCAGCTACCTGATGGTTCTTATGCAAAAGCTAAGGATGAAGGGTATGTTTTATTTGTTGGCAATAATCAGGTCAAGATTGTTGACCGGGTAGACTTTACTAAAATGAATCGCCTGATGGGTGGCAGATTTTAATTTATTTTTCTTTATTTTCTTCAATTGTCTTGATGGCTTCAAGATTAAAAATAGTTTGACGCAATACTGTCTCGAGAACCTCTTTACTTTCACCGTGTAGCATATCTCTGATTCTTGAAACAATCTTAAATTCATGTGCGTCGCCATCAGGTGCAAATTCACCTTGCTTCTTAAACTTATTATATTCTAAGTAATTTCTTACACCTTCAATGTAACTTGCTGCTACTGTAATTTTACTGAAAACCCAAGGTTCGAGATCTTCACCATCTTTAATTAAATTGTATAATTGCTTTGAGGCGTTATGCATCTTGTAAAGTTCATTCTTTGCCATATCTGCATCAGTTTCTCCTGTGCCTGCAGTGGGTGTTTTTTCATCCCAGCCGTCTTCACAGTCCTCACAAGCTTTATTGTCACTTATCTTTAGGACAGTTGGTGTGTTATTCGAAGGGGCCATTGCTGTTGATTCCGGCCCAGGTCCAAGGTTTAATTCATTTACAACAACTTCGTTATAAGCTTCAGAAATTTTAATAAGCTCGTTTTTCTTACTCATTTTATATATTTATACTACTAAATACTTAATATGCGTAGTTTTAAAGAATTTTTTTATGAACAAATACTCGGATCAACAGAAGGTATTACTATTCAACATGTTGGAAATGTACGAGCTACTGTAGACACAGGTAATAGCGGGTATAACGTTCTACATGCCATAGTATTAAAAGATGCTAAACCTGGTCATGTAAAATTCAAAACTATTGGTGATAAAGTATTGGAACTTCCCATCAAGGATAGTATTACAGTTTCAGGTAATAATAACGTTAACGATAGAGTTGTTGTTGAGTTGGATTGCAGTATTGGTAAAGAGCAATTTAATAAAACTCCTTTCAGTCTTGCTGATAGAAGTAACCAAGATAATCCTGTGTTACTTTGTAAGGATTTTATTAAGCAAAATGGTGGTGTTGTTAATGTCAATATTAACAATAACCTTACATCTTAAGTTCGATTAGATTGAGAGAACTCTACAAACTTATAAAACTCTGCTCGTGAATTATCATCATTATCTAAAAACGCACCAGACATTCTAGCAGTACGCATAGTTGAATCATGTCTAATGCCTCTGTTCGAACAGCATGTATGAGCTGCTTCAATCATTACTGCAACACCATTATTCTTTTCACAAACCTTATCAATATAAGCATGAATTTGCATTGTAAGGTTTTCCTGTACCTGTGGCCTACGGGCAAACCAATCTACAATTCTATTCAACTTGCTTAATCCTATAACCTTGCCACCCGTTGAAGGTATATAAGCAACATGAGCATGACCGGTAAACGGTGCATGATGATGTGAACATAATGACGTTAGCTTAATATTATTCTGACATACCATACCATCATAATGGTCAACATTATCGAACGCAGTTACTTTAGGGGGGTTACTATAACATCCCCAGGCAAAGTCCTCAACAAACGCTTTTGCAACTCTATGCGGTGTATTGGAACTATTAGGATCATTTCTCCAATCGTATCCTAAAGCATCCATATAGGCTTCATAAGCTTTAGCAGCGTTTTCTATGATTTGTGCTGTCTCTTCTTTGGAGTGTGGGTGGTTATGATTAGCAAAAGCAAACTTGTTCTTATTAGACATATGAGTTATTATAGTAATAAACTTCATTAATCAAGATAAATAATATATGCTTTTGAATAAACTTATTGAGAACACACTTAGAAACACTAAGCTCAAGAGAGTTAGAATAAAGGTAGATCCTTCCGAACTACCAGTTTTTGGATATGAGAATGTAGCACACTTTGAAGGTTATGTGTTGGAGGAATGTGGTACAACTGTAAGTGTGTATATTGTAAATGTTCCTCCAAATGTTAGTCCTATACAGCAAGTAGGCGCTTCACAAATAGAGCCTGTAGATGAACCAACAATAAATCCGTCTTTTCAAAACCTAAAACGAAACCTACTGACTGCACTAATAAAAGCCGGGCATGGTTCTGAAAGCCCTGTTTATAATCAAATTAAAGCAAGCAATAATCCAGAGTTTGTTGAAACGTTCTTGAAGCAGGCAAACATCGATCCTGAAACACTTTTAAACACTACATTTACTGAGGCGGCTACACTCTCTGCCTCAAATGCACAACCTGCTGAAACACAAAGTGATGATTTAGATGAGATTTTTGGTCGTAAGCAAAGTAGGGCCAACAGTATTCTTAAAAGCTTAGAAAATGGTGGTAGCATATCTAAAGGTATAGGTATGGTAGCCTCTGCAATTGACACTGCTTCTGAGCTAGCTTTGGGCAAGCGCAATATAGTAGCGCGTCTCTCCTCATTCTTAAAAACCTTAAACGTTCAAGATCTCATAGATCTTAAGTCCCTGAAGCTACGTTCAAGGGAATACCCTCACATACCATATAAAGGTAATACTGTATACTTTACAGGTCTACCCAAGTTGTCGTACAATCAAGGACCTGTAAAGTATCAGTTAAAAGGTAGTGTTGCCTCTGCTAATTATTCTGCAGAAGGTATCAAATATGTTGTTTCGGACATTAATCCGAGCTATCCAAAGCTAGACAAAATAATGTTAGACTTTTCGGTACTTGATAATCCACGCAAAACCGGCAAAGCTATCTTTATTATAGATGGGCAAAAGCGATACAGTACCGCACAAATAACATTAACTCAAGATATCTGGTTTGTAAAGATAATCAAATATAATGTGGCGGATAAATCACCAGAAAGCAGTAAAGGATTGATACATGCCGTGCGTGCAAAACGTCTTTTGAAAGATCTATTTGAAGGTTCATATCAAGAAGCTGAGAAGTTACCTCAATTTAGTGACATTCTCATGGGGTTTGCACAAGATCTCAAGGGTTACGATAAATCAAAACTGGCTGATGTGATTGCTTTTTTCGAAGAATTGAAGAAAGAACCTGATTTTGCCGGAAAATCTGTTGCTGAAAAACTAAATAAATTGAAGGTTGTAATAAAAATAATAAAAGAGGAAATATAATGCCATCAAAAACAGAAAAACAAAAAAGATTTTTTGGTGCCGTTATGGGTGCTAAAAAAGGCAAATCAAAGGTAACTGGAGCAGCAAAGAAGGCGGCCGCTAAAATGCCAGAAAAAAAGATTAAAGAGTTTCTTAAAAAAGAAAGTTTTGATGAAACTGTTAATAATTTCCTCGAGAAGTTTTTTAGAGAAGGAATGACAGTAGAGAAACATTGCAAGTATGCTAAAGAAGGCTGTGATTGTAGTGAGTGTGAAGAGTGTAAAGAGAACAAGTTAAATCCTTAATATAAAAGATTAGTTGAAAACAGACTAATATACATTATAATATAGGAATGGAATATCAAAGTACTAAAATTATTGAACTTGGAAGTTGTGCGTTTCGTCAATGGAGAGCAGATAGTCATTGCAAGTTTATCCATGGCTATAGATTGGTTGCAAAATTTTGGTTTGGTTGTGACAAGTTAGATGAAAGAAATTGGGTTGTTGATTTCGGTGGGCTCAAAGAGCTTAAGCAGGTTTTAGAAAATCAGTTTGATCATACATTCTGTGTATCCGCGGATGATCCCCAGCTCGAGTTGTTTAAACAGCTTCATAGTGTAGGTGCTTGTGATTTGAGAGTTATGGAAAAGGGTGTAGGAATTGAAAGAACAGCAGAGTGGTGCTTTGACGTGGCTGATGCCCATGTGAGAGGTATTACAAAAAATAGATGCTGGGTAGAGAGAGTTGAAGTGTGGGAGCATGATAAAAATTCTGCAATTGTTAGTTATGGTTACACACACATGCCTGCTCATAATCCCTATGTATCAGATAATAAGGCAAAGGTTGTAGCGGAACAATATGAACTTAATTTTAACTCACAACCAGCTGCTAACGTTGTGGCCGCTCCATCACCCGAAATACAGGCGGCTGTAAACAAAGATCATGGTGCTGTTGTTGGTAATAAGGTTTCTTCTGGCTGGGGAAACCCGTATAGTGGTACAAGCTGGGGCTCTTAATCTTTATTAGTCTTTATCTTTATTGTTGAGATTATCTTGACAATAAATTTTAATAGCTTACTCCTGGTAATATCTTCTTCGGTAAGATGAAATGCGTTTATACCATTTGCATGACTTTCCTCTGTATCGAAGGCATTCATAATTCTTTCAAACCCAGATTTACCAAAGATATCTGATTGTCGAGTATCTCCAATAACAAACAATTTACAATTTTTCCCAAAACGTGTTAAAATAGTTACTAATTCACTATGCTCTAAGTTTTGAGCTTCATCCACAATTACTACACTATTCATAAAGGTTGAACCTCGTAAAAAATTAACTGGGATACACTTCATATAATTGCTATCAAATAACATATTGGTTATCTGTTTCCCAACAAGTTCATCACACTTCTCTACTAATGGAATACTCCAAGGTTTAAATTTTTCATCAACCTCACCTGGCAAGCTACCCAATTTTCTAGTAGCGGATTCAACGATACTTCTTATGTAGACGATTTCATCTATCTTCTTTTCCTTTAACATTGTTAATGCAACAAAGACCGCACAATACGTTTTTGATGAACCAGCAGGACCATCACAAAAAATGATTTGTGAGGATTCATCCATGGCTCTATCTACCAAGGCTTTGTGCCTCTCATTAAAATGAAACTTTTGATCTATCTTAAAGTTGAGAAAGATATCTGGCCTTATAATACCATCTTGATCTTTTGCAAACTTGGCGGCCTTCTTAAGTGCCCTGTCTTTTTTCGACATCTACATATATTTATGTCTTGATTTCGTCTTAAGTTATATTATTATATATTGATATGGAAGATTCTACGATATTCTTAAGCGACGATAAGATTTTTTATACGATTGAGGGAGAAGGTGAATTTGCAGGTATTCCATCTGTTTTCATGCGGCTTTCAATGTGTAATTTGACGTGTCAGGGGTTTAAATCAGCTGATGCTCCATATGGGTGTGATAGCTTTGTGAGTTGGTCCATTAAAAATAAATTTACAGTTAGTGAGATTCTTGATTATTTAAAAGAGAATGGATATGATAAGCGATTGATCAGCGGTGCAATATGGAAGATTACAGGTGGTGAACCTCTCATTCAACAGAACAAGCTTCTGGATCTGGTAGAAGCTTTCGTAGAGCGCTATGGTGTTACCCCTATTATTGATTTCGAGACCAACGCAACAATTATGCCACGTGAAGAATGGGCAGACAAGTATAAAGCCACATTTACGACTTCACCGAAACTTGCTAACAATGGTGATCCGAAAGAAAAGAGATATAAGCCTGAAGTGTTAGCGTGGCATGCAAGAAATGGATCTGGCTTTAAATTTGTTATCAGTAAGCAGGAAGATCTTGATGAAGTGTTCAGTAATTATATTGACGCTCCAGATGTCAGAGTGCCTCGTAATAGAGTGTGGTTAATGCCATGTTGTGGCAGTCGTGCTGAGCTGGCCGAAAAAGCAGCTATGGTTGCTGAACTATGCAAGGAACATATGTTTAATTTTAGCCCTCGATTGCAGCTTGTTATTTGGGATAAAGCTTTAAAGGTATAGTTGATTAGTTTAACCTGAGATATAAACATACACATGAACGTAACAATTGATGTACAAATTACTGGTCAAAACGGTGGGGTTGAATCTTACAGAGTCCTTCTTAATCAAGATGATCTGACAGGTATCATTAAGACAGAAGGTTTTGATGCTGGTAATAAAGCTCTGGAAGGGTTTGTTCAGAAATTCTTAACACAATTTCGTGAAAAGCTCTCGGCTGTTCTTAATCGCTAATTGATAAATAATTAGTGCTTAATAATAGATTCGAGAATAAAACAAACCAACTACTAAACGAGCTTTTTGTAGCTGCCCCCTTGGTCTTACCTGCTGCAACTGCAGCTGCTCCTGCTATAGGTAGTATCATTACCGGGTTATTGGCACCGCTGATTACTCTAGGGGGTGCACTTGCAATACATCATGGGATAACATCTAAGCAATCTGCACCAACAGTACAGCCACAAGTTTCGCCGGATAGTGCACCAAGTAAGCAAAAGATGTTACCTGGTACACTTTCTCCTGCAGCAGAGCCAGAAAAAAAAGATATTAAAATGCGACCGGGTACAGTTTCACCTAGACCTGAATCGGATCAAAAGACTATTGTGCCAACGCCTCAAAGTCAAACAGCATCTACAACAAGTACACCTAGTAACTCTACAGCAGATATTTCTCCAGATAAAACTAGAGAACCGATATCAACTACTGTAGCGCCGCCAACACAAGCTGCGGTCGATGCAACAGCTACAGGCAGTCAGGTAAGTCCTAAATATGTACCGCCAATACCCTCCTTTAAAGATTTTAGCAAACAGTACAAAAAGGGTAGTGTAGAGTATGGTCAACCGAAAGATGTTCCTCTTGGTGTAAATACAGGACCGGGTGGTATATATTCTCAGGGCTATGGCCCAACAGCATATAAAGATACGTCAAATACAGCTCCTATGGATGTAGTAAAACAAGTATTCACTGGGCAGACACCACAGGTGGCACAGGGAGTACCCCAGAGTCCAGAGGATTTAGAAAATGCTCCACAAGTCATAAAGAATAGGTATCAAGACAGAATGACACAAAAATCCAACAAAGAAACGAAAGCATTTGGCGGTGTAGCGAATCTTTTTAATCGTTGATAATTACTATAAATCCTATAAAATAAGGTATGCGAATAGCTTTTAGTGGTGCTGCTTGTACAGGTAAAACAACTACTTTAAATACTTTTCTTCAGAGATGGACTAGCTATAAAACACCTCAAGAGACTTATAGATCTTTAATTTCAGAAAATAATCACAGCAAAAAGACAGATAAAAAATTACAAAAAGCTATTCTTGAGTTTATGCTTAACCAGCAAAAACAATATACCGCTCATGATAAGGTAGCGTTTGATAGGTGTGGTCTGGATAATATAGTCTATACAATCTGGGCGCTTGATAAAGGTAAAAAAGGATTTACCGATGCATTTACTAATGAATGTATTGAGCTAGTGAAAGAAAGCATGAGACATTTGGATATTATCTTTTGGTGCTCAAGAGATTTGATGGGCCCGGCAGAGAGTAATAATGTAAGAGAAACTGACCCCACATATATTTCCGAGACAGATAATATCTTTAGAGCGATATACAGTCAATTGCAGACAAGTGGTGTATCGCCGTTTTTTCCACCCAATGATAGCCCTGCACTTATTGAATTAAAAGGCGGTTTAAATGAACGAATTGATCTTGTTTCAATGTATGTTAATGAAGATGGCAATATGTATGGTGAAGAGCAAAGCTTAGTAAATATGGATGAGATCGCTAAAATGGAGAAATTACTAAGAGAGCAACAGGGGTTAGCTTCAAAAGAAAAGGGAATTTTGTAATAAATAATAGATGCTCTATGACAAAACATACAATCTATTAATGGAAAATTTTAGATCTATCAAAACTGTTAGTAGGTTGTTTTATCCTAGAAATTTCTCCTTATCAGAAGAATTTATTAAAGCGTTTAACAAAGAATACAGTCGGTTAAAATCCATGAAGATTGATGATAAAAGGATTCTGCACAAAATGACTCGTGCTTTGCCCTTTCACAAAGACAGCAATTAATATTCAACTATAACTACACCGCTGCCACCTGTTCCACCTGTACCAGAAATTCCGCTACTACCACCTCCACCTGCACCTGTGCCTGTGGCACCGTTTGCACCTACACCACCACTGCCGAAACCACCACGACCACTGCCCATACCCAAATATCCCTGCGCACCACTACCACCGCTTGATGTTGCAGTAGTAGCACCTCCAATACCATTTCCACCTGCTGAACCAACAGCATTATAATCACCATTTGTACCTGTGGTACCACCTGCGCCTCCTGCAACCACCTGACTAGCCGTACCTGCACTACCACCACCACCGCCATTGCCGGTGACAGTTGTTGAGCCAACTACAATGGTTGAAGCATTGCCTGCAGCACCTGTGCCACCACCTGCACCAACAGTGTATACAAATGAACCAGTCACATTGGTGAAGTACTTGATTGCCAAACTTCCAGAACCGCCGCCTGCACCTGCTGCACCTGTAACAGATGCAGCACCTCCACCGCCTCCGCCACCCACAACAGTAACTTTCAAATTCTTAACTCCAGAAGGTATGGGTACTGTGCCAGTGCCACTGTTATAAACCAAGGCCGCGGTAAACCCGGAAGGCTTATTACCTAAATCTGCACTTAACGAAACGACTTGGGTGCTAACTGCAGCAAAAGCAGTATAAAAACTAACATTGTTAGGACCGACAACAAAATTTCTAAAGTCAATTATATTTGTACCGTTTTCTGTCTCGGTTATAAGATAATCACCATTGACTATCTCCTCGACTTGATTTAGCTCTTTAATATTAACATTATTAAATGTTGGCATATATCCTTTATTTATATGCTATAACGCAGTTGCAATACAAGTATTTTTATTTAAAATATTGTTGTGATTGGTATAGGAATAATAACATGCAATAGGCCGCATTTCTTTATAAAATGTTTTAGAGCAATACCTAAGAATGTAGAGTTGGTCGTTGTAAATGATGGGTCCGACTTTGAAGATTGGTCTAAACTATTAAAGGAAAGATCGTTTCATTACATTCATAATGAGATTAACTTGGGGGTAGGTAAATCCAAAAATAAAGCGTTGAGATACCTTATTGAAAAGGGCTGTACAGATTTATTCTTAATTGAAGATGATATAATAATAAAGAAAGAAGGTGTATTTGAAGAATACATTAGAGCAAAAGATATAACTGGCATTCAGCATTTTAATTTTGGCTACCATGGTCCTGCAAATAAAGATGGGGTTTCAGGTGGACCACCAAAGCCTCGTTATGTGGTTGATTATGGAGAAATAAAGATTGCCTTTAACAGACATAGTGTAGGTGCATTTTCCTATTATAGTAAGCAAGCTATTGACAAGGTTGGTTACATTGATGAGGATTATACTAATGCTTTCGAGCATGTGGATCACGATTATAGAGTCTTTAAGGCTGGTATGGGTGCCCCATATTGGCATTTTCCAGATATTTCCAACAGTACAGAGTATCTCGATGAAATAGAATGTTCAGAAAAAAGTAGCGCAATTAGACCCAGAGATGATTGGAGAAAAAATATTGAGCAAGGCGTAACACTCTTTAAGCAAAAGCATGGCTATCTACCAGCATGGCAAGGTTGTGTACCTGATATGGATGACAAGAAGGTAAAGCGGGTGTTAAAAGATATACAGCGATTTCACGCTAAAAGAGATTAACAAATGCCACAAAATACAAAAATAGCATTTGGTGTTAACTTGTTTGGAAAATCTATACGTTCAGATTTATGTATCGAATCTTTGGTTAAGTTAAAGGAAAAATTTCCTGATATCATAGATTTATATAATATACAGTTCGAAGATAGAGCTATAGTGGGTAGGGAGCACCCTGCGTTTAAAACGTTATATGTACTCAAAGAATCTAATAAAACCTATGTCCCTACTTCAGAAAGAACTATTCCTTTGATGCGTGAAATTTTTGATAGGTTGGCTGAATTAAATTATGAATATTTTGCTTTTACCAATGATGATATAATAGTGTCAGATCGACTAATAAAGTTTTTTCAAGAAACAGATTATGACACATGGCCTGCAAGCAGGTTGGCAATCGACCCGGTTTCCACTCTTTCCGATCCAATCACAGGGGACCATTATCAAGTAGCGGGGTTCGACACCTTTATTTTAAAAACAAATTGGTGGAAGCAAAATTCACAAAAATTTCCAAATTATATATTAGGTCATCCTTGCTGGGATGTTCATTATGCAACACTTTGCTTGAGACATGGTAATTCAAGATTTTGTAATGATTGGCCACCACCCACATTCCATATTAAACACGGTGAGGGTACACAATACTCTTCCGCTGATCTGGATTATAATAATAATCTATATTGGCAGCCATGTAAATTTGATGTAGACATGTGGCACAACTACTTGTTTAATGTACTGTTAGTTCGTCCTGGGCAGAATTATTGGCAGCCACATCCCAACGAAGCAGAATTAGAGAAATTGTATTTTAATGATGAGTGGTTTAAGAACAACTACTGGTCATATGAAGAGTTCCAGCGCAAACTTGCAACGCAATATCTACAAACTGCCGGACACTACCAATAAGTACCATCTTCAACAAGCTTATAACCCTCCGGGGTTTCTTCTGCAGAAGGTCTTGTCCAAGAGTCGTTATAAAAATGGTTAAATATCTTCATCTGCTCCCATCTCTTACCCTTAATACCAAACATAAGTTGTAAAGAGCCACCTAAATGAATGGCTTGCCTTTTGATTTGTTTTGCGAATGATGTCAATGGAAGGGAGGATGCACCGGTTCCAATTAACGCCACATCAAACTCAACACTAGACATTTGTTGCTTGATATCATCCACCATCTCTTTCCAAGTACTATATTTATTTTTATTACCAGAAATTGCTTTACTCGTTGGATGATAAATTGTTTTTAAGTTAAACTCTGGTAAGACTTTAGAATTAGCCCATATATTCCTTCGTTGTTCATACTGCTTTTTAATAGTCTCGACAAACGGGCTTATAACCAAAACATTCTTACCCTCCAGAGTGCTACTCCAAGGAATTCCGCTGTAAAAAGGCTCAAGAGATTGTAGGTCAACTAACACACTGTTAGGGTTGCGGCTCTTAATAAAGCGAAGCTCAAAATCTCCTAGACCTCTATTCCATGGGGATATTATATCCGTGTTGGCAACAGCATCAGAGAGCTGTTCTGCAAAGTAGATTCTTGCCTCCTCCGTTTGTGGAAATACACCTGCATTAATAAAGATTTCACGTTCAATTAGTGGGCTCCACACAATTGGATTTTCATTTTTGTGCTTTGCAAGAAAGTAGTTGTAAGCACACATTAATTCTGCATTGCCAATCTTACCTATGCAAAAAGGGTCTTTACTCTTAAACTTCTCTAAAATTTCAACCGCACCATCCAAAAACCCTAAAACGTTAAAACTCATATAGTATATTAAGATATAGCCTGTTGAAATCCATTGAATACATAATAAAATTATGACATGAAGAAAGTACTTGTAAGCTACGCCACTCCGAATTATTATTTGAGCCAACAATATCTGGTAGCATCATCAAAGCCGTATTTTGATGCGCATGCTTCATATACACCAGAGTTAATTGATGAAGAGTTTAAGCAGAAAAATAAGCATATTTTCAACCTTTCAAGAGGTGGTGGATTCTGGTTGTGGAAGCCTTATATTATACAAAAAGTACTTTCAATGCTTTCTGACGGTGACTTTTTGTTTTATGTGGATAGTGGTAATCTGGTTACAGGTGATATAACCCCTCTATTTGATATTTGTACCCGTGATAGTCGTGGTGTTTTGTTTTTCGATAATAGAGATGGCTGCCCAGGGGGTGGTGTATGGAAGAATGATATGTGGACCAAGTTCGATTGCTTTGAGACTATGCAGTGTAATACTGAGGAATATGTTAATGGGAATCAAATTGATGGGTCATATGTCTTAGTACAGAAAAATAAATTTTCTGTTGAGTTCTTTAATGAATATCTCACATGGTGTGAAACAGGTACTATTATAACAGATGAGCCAAGCGTATTAGGTAAAGATTATCCAGCGTTTCGACAGCATCGGCACGATCAATCCATTCTATCATTAATGGCCATAAAGTACAAATTACCTGTGTCACGGGAGCCTTCTCAATGGGGAAACCACTTAATAAATGATAAGTCCAAGTATGGTCAATTATTCATGCATCATAGGAGCGTCCTTGCCCAATGTGGTGATGCCCTTGACCAATATAAAGTTCAATTCGAATGAGTAACCTGGTATACGTTTTTCTTAATAGTGAATTTAATAGCAACGTAAGTGATAAGAAAACTTATAGTTATGCTTGTCTTCCTGATTATTATCTTAAAACTATAGAGTATAATTCAAAAAACTTTAATAATAGCTATTTCTTATTACAACAGAGTGAGATTGACAAAATTAAGACCCGTGTACCGTCAAATATTAATCTTATTTCTATTGAAGAGAGTGTTCTCTGCACGGATGAATTTAAAGTTATATTACAATTATTAGAATCTCTTTGGCCTCGCTACAAAAATGAGGTTTTTCTATATCATGCGTTTATGCGCTTAATAATCTTAGGCATTTTTGTAGAGAAGAATAACCTAGAAAATATAGTACATTTAGAAGCTGATAATCTTGTTTACTCTGATAATCTTACACAATTTAACTCTGTATTCAACGAAGGTGAATTCGGTTATAGTGTTGTTTCGCCCTTTGTTGCTGCACCTGGAATTTTATACTTTAAAGATAGCAAAGCAGGTAATAATTTTATTAATAGAATTGTAAAACTTCTTATAAAAGGAGAAGCTGCTATAAAGCAAGCAACAGGAGTTCATTTTGATTATATTACAGATATGAATTTTCTTGACGTAATTGCGCGTGGACAAAAGTTTTTTAAATTGTTACCAAGCCTACCTGTTGGTGAACAATCACAAAATTTTGATCAATTTAATATGCTGTTTGACCCTGCTTCTTATGGTCAATTTCTCGGGGGCACTAATAATGGTCATCCGCAAGGCTATATTGAACCGGCTCATTTTATTGGTCGAGAGATTATTTCAAAACAAATAGAAGTTGTGTTTGATAAAAAGCCATTTGTTATCTATGAGGGTAAACAGATTCCTTTGTATAATCTGCACCTACATAACAAACAAATTATAGAAAAATTTCTTTCATGAATAGTGAAAATATTATTACTTCGGATAAATTTCTAGAATTATCAACAAATTATATATCAAGAAAAAAGACCTACATTGATATTACGCCTGAAAAAAATATATTCTTTGTTAAAACAGATTTTTTAGAGTTTTTTGCTAGCAATATATTGCCAAAAATCTATTACCCATTTACTCTTATTACGCACGAATCAGATTATCAAATACCGGGTAACTATGAGCATATTTTAAATAGCCCATTTCTTAAGAAATGGTATGGAATGAATGTACATATATTGCATGAAAAGATACAAGCAATACCAATTGGATTAGCTAACGCAGAATGGCCACATGGGGATATAAATGCTCTTGTACGTGTTCTTAGAAAAGATACACCTAAAACTAGATTGGTGTACTGTAATTATAAGATTGAAACTAATACTTCTGAGCGTATGAAGGCACTTGAGATGTTGAGAGGATGTGATTTTATTGATTTTGATTTTAATTTACACTCCTTTGAGGAATATATCGAAAAGCTTAGCAGCTACAAGTATGTGATATCACCGCCAGGTAATAGTATTGACTGTCATAGAGTTTGGGAGTCTATCTATGTCAAGACAGTTCCTATCTGTCTTAAGAGTCTACCGATGGTATATTTTAAGAATTGTCCAATACTCTTTATTAATGATTGGTCACAGATAACAGAAACTTTCTTACAAGAAAATTACAATAAAACAATTGCTAAAAGTACAGAGTTAGCAGATTTTCTTTTCTATGAAAATTTATTACTTAACAGCTAGTAAGTCTTTGGTATAATCGTTAAGACAGTCTTTCCAATCGCGCATATAGTTTTGCTTTAACGAATTGAGTTTAAAATTTACTAATGCTTCAGAATATGGACGTTCGGCAAAATATTCCTTGCTAAAATAATCTGATGTTGTAGGTGTCACGGCAATGCTTGGGTCCACAAGATTACAAAAGTGTTTTGCTACATCAAAGCGGCTGCAATCGCCACCGCAGACTAAGTGATATAAACCTGGTAGTAATCCGGACTGAGCATATCGTATGATGTTTAGCGAAAATTCATTAGTATACGTTGGGGTACCTAATTTATCGGTAACAGCAAAAATTTCTTTTTTACCCTCAAGAATTTGATTGTATATCTTTTTAATAAATTTTTTATCTTTTTGCAAGCTACCCATCATCCAGCCAGCCCGAAAAATATATGCATTTTTATATCTTAACACAGCTTTTTCGCCTTCAAACTTACTCTTACCATATACACTTAGTGGGATAGGTGTATCATACTCAGTATAAGCGTTTTGTTTGCCGTCAAAGATACCTGCTGTTGAAATATGAATAAGGGGCTTATCCTTTTTTCTAGCTATATGAGTAACGATATCGGCACCGAGAGCATTTGTACTGTAGGTCTGATCTTTATGAGTTTCACAATACTCCAGATCTGTGAGTGCTGCAAAATTGACTATTATATCAGGGTTAAAGGCTTCTATACTCTTATTGCAAAAATTATAATCAGTAATATCGCCATACTTTAACCATTTCTCGTTCACATCTATATCATAAGCATCTATAGAACATGTACTAGAAAAATTATTGTAAAATGCTTTGCCAAGCATTCCGCCGCAACCAATAATCCAAATTTTATAATTCATAAAATAGTATTAAACTCTTCATTCAATTCAATGAGAATTTCTTGGCGACGGCGCTGCAAACATTCACATTTTTCACCACCAGCTCTGCGGTCCTCAAGAGGTATATTAGTGTTGTTTGATATATTGTGGTTCTGCATCCATGTAATCCAAAGCTCTGTTAGCTCCATTATCAAATCAACTATTTTATTTGGAATTGTAGTAGGTTTTGACATTTTTGACGTGGGTATTTTGTTCAGTTTCATTTATTACGTTAGTAATCTTTTCATCAAGAAACCGTATAATAATACCCCTATTCTCGTTTAATACATTCATCTTGTTCTCATTTTGAACGTATTCTTCATCAGATATAGACTTATTATGTATCTTCTCCCTACTAGTGAAGATTTTAATATTTTCAATTATAAGCTTATCAATTAACTCAGCTATGCTATATAAATTTGCCATTATATTAATTCCTTTATTTTGTCGAATAATGCGTGTGTGGTACTCACAACAGTGGTCTTACAAGCCAACTCTTTAAACAATATTGCTTCGCCCGGGTTGTTGCGGTTAATAATAATGTAATGCTTTTTTTCATTCTTAAGGTTTGGTTTGACCCAAGTAGTTATTACTGTAGCGTTACTAGGACCACAAATAATATTACAATTCATACTAACTTTAGCAGTTTTAAAGAGATCAGGCTCTCCATAATAATCGCGTAAATTTATAACCCTTGGATGTCTAACAACGCTTGGTTGACTGGTGTAAATAATAACATGCTCGTTGTTTTTAAGTTCGTCAATAAAAGGTGAGAAATTGGCGTTATCTGATTGACCAGATGTAGCTATTTGATTAAAAATAAGAATTTTTTTATAATTTAAATCATTTATAAAAGGTATCGAGTTTAAATCAAAATCTTCATTATATAGTTCTAGCAAATATTCGTCTTTATTTTTCCACATATGACTTAAATCAAAGTTTGTATTGTAAGTAGCATTCATGTTGCTAACAACTTGTTCAAAGCATTTTAAATGCAAATCATAGTTGTAGACAATACCATCTTCGTTACGAATATCCTTTACAAACTCAGCACCCTTAGTAGAATCGGACGGCTGTACGCATGGGGGTGCAAACCATGTATTAATATACAGCGTACGGTCTACTATTTTAAACTCTACAGATCTCTCTGATTCACCTTGACCAATAGGTATACTGTTAATATCGATATGTTCGTCTACTACATCTTTTATATAATGATAGTTGTAATTATTGGCAATTGCAGTTTTTTTATTAGGAAACTGCTTTATCAGCTCTTTCATAAATATTTTGGCAATTAGCGTGTCGCCTAGGTGACCGTGATTAAAAAATACTACTTTATCAAATGAAATAATAAAACTAGCGTGTACCATCTTTAATTTAAGAATATTAGTCAGTTATGCAACAGGTGGCTGAAGGTTCTCACTACCAATATGGCTTTGTGGTTTTTTATATAGCTTTTTAAAGTCTATAAAACTTTTATCGCTAGAATTGCAACGATGATACATTTTAAACACTTTTTCTGTAGTTTTAATTTTTTCAATTATGTATGAAATACACGTATCAATGATATGAAATTCAGAACAATTTTCAAAAACTTTACACCAGTCAAACACTTCATAGCCATCATATTGTTGTACCCTAATTATTTTTTTATCTGTTGGGTGAGGTATGATCCATTTACTCTCATGGCCGGGTGATCCAATGATATCGTTTGTCACAATATATTCTTCGGTATCTTTGAGCTGTAGGATTGTATGAAACAATTCATTCTCTTTGGTGTGGTTACGGTTTAATTTGAAATAATCTAACCAATCAACATAGTCTATACCAACTAATTTATATTTGGATGTCATTATGCCGAGGTCATCAATAACAGTACCATCTATGCCAATTATAATGCAGTTATCGTTTTCGATGATTCTACCTTTTGGGCAGCTAAAATAAAGATCTCTATACTCAAAATTAGAATTAATATCTACAAAGTTAATATGTGGTAAGTAAGATTTAATACCTAAAAACTGCGTTATAACCGGCCACACAACATTGTATTTTTGCTGTAACGTTATTGCAATTTTCTGACAAAATAGAATATCTCCTAGACCAGCAGCCTGCTTAATGATTGCAGTTTTCATAATTTATCTATAAAGACTTCCTGAAACTGTTTCATAACGTTTTTAGGAGAAAATGCAGTATAAGCATTCCAGTCTCTTTCTGGTTGTAGTTCAAAATTATTTAAGATATTGTAAAGTGTGTTATAATCGTTGTAATATAATCCTTTATCTTTTAGAGTAAAGATATGATTTTTTTCTGGTGAATTTGCGTATGTAATAATAGGTTTATTGCATATAGAAAATTCTGCTACTGCAGCTCCAAACGACTCACCTTCATTACGCGCATGCAACATTGCATCGCAAGTATTAATAAATCGACGCTTTATATTCAGATCGGCAAATGGTTCAACAAACAAAACCCTTTCATGATTAATAAACTTTTCTGTGTTAGCAAACAGAAAATAATAATTGTTTTTTTCATTAAGAATTTGATTTATTACATCATTAACAAAGGGTATATTCCAAGAGTAGGGTCCACCAGTTCGGCCGAATACTATTGCATTTGTGGGTATTTTTAATTGTGCTCTAAAGTCTGTATTACATTCAGGAAGATTAATCATATACGGCACAAACGGCAGTTCACTATTGCTGCAATGCTTGCTCAACCATTCACTTACATATGCATAGACCGTGCCGTGTGGTTCCTTAACTGCACCAACAACATGGATAAAAGTTGGCACAGTATGTATGAATCTACCGTCATCAGGTCTGCCACATTTCTGAATATACAGAGCATCTACCTTTTGATCCTTACAGACAGTTTCAAGCTCATTCATATTCTCTTGACTGCTTAATTCTAATACTTCAAGATTCTGTTTAAATTTTTGTTCTGCCAGTGGATGTGTGCGGCGATCATTCTTATCACATATCATTATCGATCGATTACCGAGAATTTTTTCATTGTAAAATGCATAATCAAAATAGCTTACACCTGTACCTTGAATGTCTAGATGTGGTTGATAGAACGCAATAGTCTTCATAGGTGTAGAGCTGTTTTTAGTCTTGAAAGAATTTTCTCTGGAGCAAAATTAAAAAATGTGTCCTGTATGCCTGGTAGGGTCTGGGTATAATCATATACTGTACTATCTTTATCCATATTAATGACGACTTCCGCCATATGCTCGAGACTAGTAAAATTATCTGCAAAAACTATCTTGCTCATATTAAAATAGTCTTTAACTTGTTCTCCACCCCAATATAAAGGAATGCAATTAACTGAAAGTGGTTGAATAATTTTTTCTGTGTTATATCCTGAATGGTAGGAATTTTCAAAAGCAATAGTAAATCTATAGTCTTTAAGAATATCAATCTTTGCTTGCTCTGACCCTCTCAAGACGGTGCCTACATTATTAAAGAGATTGCCGTAGCTATCCACTTTTTTATATTTGGATAATAACTCAAATATTTTCATACGATTTTCAATAGGATTATTATTAATAAAAGCACAAAATTTAGTTTTAGGGTAAAGGGGTGGTGATATTAGATCTTGTATATTTGTATGGAATGTAGGGTTTGAGGGGAGTGGTCTTGGTTGTTGCTCATTAAACCAGTTAACAAATATGCACCATAAAGGAAAATATATATTCTTACCATCATCTGCAAACTGTGAAAGTGAAACATCACATTGTTCGTCTTTTGGATGTTTAAAATTATGACCTATATTTTCGCCACAAAAAAAGATTTTTTTACAATTGTACCGTCTATTATTAGAGCCAAATACTGAATATATTAAAATGTCTGGATTTGAATCAATAACAACATTATAGTCTTGTTTAAATAAGTTTACAAAATAATTGTCGTGTGGGTTAAACTGATATATATCATACCCCCACATATCTTCGAAATAGACTTTTAATGTATTCATAGTTGTAGTGATGATTTTATTAATCTTTCCTCTGTGGCCTGGAGTATGCCGGGCTCAGCATAGCATACACGGAGAGACTCCTGTGCAATAATTTGGTTTAATTTAAAGTCATAAGCACACTGCTGACTATTAATATGTTTCATTATAGCCCTCGCAGCTGATAGAGTAACTGCATAACAGTGCGCACATCTACTCTTATAATCAGGTTCATAATAAACACTTTTACCTGGTTGAATATTACGGGCAGTTATATTGCAGCATGTTCCAAGAAATAATAAATCCCCTTGTAGTGAAGTAAACTCTTCTATACAGTTATTAACAAAGCTACAAAAATTTTCTGGCAACAAAACATCATCTTCTAATATAATAATCAAAGGAATTTCTTTTTGCACTTGTTGTTCAATACAGTATTGCTGCTTTAAGTAGAGAGAGTATTCATTCTTATTCTTAAAATAAGCGGTTGCCGGTATTTCGATTTCTTTAGGTAAAAAAGAACAAACCCATTCAACGGCTAAGTTTAGTTTATCTAATTGTGATTGGATATTTTGTCTACGATCATACAAAGCAGGATGATGAAGACAGTAATACGCTATATCCATCTATTAAGTATAGTGACAATACTAAATTTTCAAGTACTTGAAAACTATGGGTTATACATTAAATCAAGTATGGAATTAATTGAATTCAATAAAAAATTTTATCCAAAATATCAATCACAAGGAAACGCGGCAAAGTTTATTATGCCTTTTGCACAACAAGTATGTGAAGGGAGAGGGGTTGATGTAGGATGCATGAAAATAGAATGGGCATTTCCTGGATCTCGTCCTATTGATATTAGTTTTAATGATGGGTATCATGCTCTCAATCTTCCGGAGCAAAATATAGATTATATCTTTTCCAGCCATTGTTTGGAGCACATAGACAATTGGGTTGATGTTATGGATTATTGGTACAATACCTTGAGGGTGGGTGGGGTTCTCTTTCTGTATTTACCCGACTATTCCCAGGAATACTGGAGACCTTGGAACAATAGAAAACACAAGCATATTTTTTCTTCTACTATTATAAAGGATTATATGATTTCAAGAGGTTATAAAAATGTCTTTAATTCCGGTGTAGATTTAAACAACTCGTTTGCTATTTTTGGAGAAAAATAATTTTTAAGTACCTGGAGCTGGAGAGAATTGAACTCTCGTCTTGAATAATTTCACTTATAAGTACTACAAGTTTATTTTAGTTGAACTTTCATAAGGATTAAACTAAACAAAAAGCCCTTACTGATAACAATTTTATACGTATAAACTATTAATTGTTAAAACCCAATTTATACGAAAGCTAGTAACACGCTCTACTTTACAAGCTTCAGTCTACAGTAGAACGATCGAACTAAACTAGTTCGAGTTCAGCTTCTGCGTCAACAAAGCCATGCTGAGCAAGAATTGCATCAGCCTCTTCGAGACTCATAGCCATGTCGAAGTTGTCTTCGGCATTTAAGGTTTGTTGCTATTTTATACTGGCATGCCCCAGTACCTGCACTCACAAACTCCACCATTCAATCGATACCATTACAGCCCCAGTTGATAAAGAACAATATAAAGCTTTGCTTTACAATTTATTTATAGATGCAATTCGCAAGAGATCAAGCTTATTCTACAAAGCCAATCTGTCTGAAAGGAATGGGTCGACCAGTATTATCCTCTACTGTACTGCCACCAACCGTACCAGCCATATAATTGCCGTGTCCTTCTCGCGATCCATGATACCATATGGGAGCAACTAATTGTTTTTCGTTATTAACTAACAAATATCGACTCCTATGTATGGAGTTTTTTGATCCAGGTCTTGCTGTTACTTTTGCTGCGCCCATAATCTATTTACAGAGTTACTAGCGTTTTGCTAGTAGGGAAAGAACCAATTACAGTCTTGGCAAATTCTCCCTTAATTGTTAATATAGGATCACACTGTCTTAATATAAAGAAATCTTCAAATACCTTTTTGAATCCCTGCTCAGTGCAGCCCTCATGGTCGATATGTTCGGCATAGCCTTCAGTTGTAAGAAAATCTACACCTTTATCTTTTAAAAATTCTAAAAAAGCGCTACTGTCTGTACAGATAAAAAGTTTTTTATTTTTATTTTTAGACATTTGCTCCTGCAAGCTTTCAAAAGCATAATCATAAGTTACAACTCTATCAAAATCTGAGTCCGCCCAATTACTTTGTGTGCCGCCAAACCGCGCACTGAAGCCAACATATTCTTGTAAGGAAGGAATTGTAAATTTTGGTTTAAAGAGTTCTTCAAATAGATCGGCAAAGCTTTCTGTCATATTGAGTAAGGGTAAAAAATTAATATTTGTTCTAATGGTAACAAGATCCTCTGGAAAATTCATTTCACTTACTGGTGAGAAGAGATGTTTATGTTGATTGAAGCTATCATTATCAATTAAAAAGTAATCTTTTTGAGTAAAGCCTTGAATGGGGCGAGGCAACCAGTTGTATTTGTTTGGTTCTAGGACGGTATTTAGCTTTTGTGGAAATGTCCAGTTAACAATAAATTCACGATTTAATTTCTTAGATAAGGCATATGTGGAAACTAAGCCTTTGAGTCGGTCTGCTAACCCACCTGCCGGGCGTGCAGTACAATTGAAGATAATATATTTTTTATTCAAGATAGTATTTTAGCTGTATATGTACGTATTGCTAGAAAAAAAATACCGGATATTGCTATCCGGTATTTAAATCTGCGAAACCGTCGCAGGCGGAGGAATTAGGCAACCTGCAAACCACTCTTGCGAATGGCACGGGTTAGATCACGAGCATCTACGCGACGGATCGTGGTAGCAAATTGGTTCTTTTGCTCCAAGACTCGGGCGCGCTTGACGGTGAATTCGCCATTACGAGCACGTTCCATCTTAACGTAGAACGTCTTCGGGCGAAGATCCTTACTTGTATAATCAATCGACATATTAATTCCTCCTTTCATTTTTTAATAATAACGTATAAGTATAATAAATCAACAAAGAAAATGAATGACAAAATAAATAATATAATGAAAGATTGTGCATGGTTAAGAGGTGTGTTATACTTTGCAATTGCAGCTTTGCCAGCGGTTATTACAGATCTAAGTAAGTATAAATCATTTAGCGAAATATCTGGAATAGCGGCAATAATTATAATCTCAAATGTAGTATTACAGGGGCTAATAGCAGTCAGGGCATATATAGATCAGACCATCTCGCGTGTACAACATCAACATAAAGACAAAAAAAATAAGGCAGTAGAATTATTAGTTGAAACTACTAAATAGCTTTATGAAAAATCTTTTACCGTTTATCTTAGTTCCCTTTTTTGTAGTAGGCTGTGCAACCACAGAGACTGGTAGAATTGATCCAGCTCAAACAACAGAAAACGCGTTGCCTTATATTGCCCCGGCTGTTACATTAACATGCACCATTGTTCTTGACAAAGCACTATCGCCAGCTGATAGAGCAGAGAAGGCCAAAATGATTAATCATGTTGCAACAATTGTAGAGGGTTTAACAAAAGGCACAGCTCCAACCCCAGAGCAGCTACAGAAAGCTTTGACAGATTATCTTCCTGCAGAAAAAACTCACTGGGTAAACTACATTACATCGATTAAGGATCTCTATGCAACACAATTCAATAAAATTGGTGGCAATACAAAACTCGCCATTGATGTGTTGAATGCTATTGCCAAAGGATGTAAGGACGCAACTTCAAGTTACGTAGAGTAACATTATGCCCACAGGTATTTTTGAAGCAGTAGTGAGTGCTATTGCTGGTATTTTTTCTGCCATCAATAATGTTTTTGGTGCAAAAAATACTCCAGAGATGAAGAAAGCTCAAGTACAGCAAAAAGAAGCTGACTATAATGATGAAATTGAGAAGGCAATAAAGGATAAAGATGTTAAAAAAATTCGCGATATTCTCTCTGAGTAGTTTTTTATTATGCTCGTGTACAACAGTTACACCTGATAAAGTAAAAGATGAAATAGCCTCATATGATGCAACAACGCCCAAAGGATATGATGTACAAAATTCTGGCTTTATTGGCTTTACTGACGACGGACGGGGTCTTATTACTCCTTTTGGTTTGCTCCGCTACAATACCCTCATCAAAGCGTATAAGGTAAGATTTAGGTCCTTTAAAGGGGTAGAACTTAACGATAATGACGGTATTACAGAATATACTGATAAACTTAATAATAAGCTCTATATCATAGATCAGCAGCATTTAGTGTATTATGCCATATTAAATTCGTGGCGTAAAGATGGAAAAGAACCTGATTCCATTTGGGATAAAACAAAAGATTTAATCAAATGAACAAGGCTTTATTAGGTCTTATATTACTCTCTGTAACAAGCTGTTCACCGGTTTCTGAATATAAATCTGAGCCTACAAAATATCCTGAAACACCCACAATGCAAGCAGCAGAAGATGCAACTACTGGAAAATTATTTAAGGATTGATAATGGGCTGGTCATCTAGAGATAATAATCTACGCAAAAACGTTCCTGAGAGATCTGTAGCTAAACCAGTAGAGAGTACCCCCAAATCAATACCTATGGTTGATGAGAAGCAGGACTTATCTGTTTTAGATGAAAGAAGTTCAAAAAATGTAGCAACATTGCATTCAAAGGTGCAACAAGTCTTTAAAAATTGGATAGCAGAATGCCAAATTATGGCAGCTGCACATGGTTATGAGTATAAGGCAATTTCGGGAAATAGAACGTGGGATGAACAAGCCAAGATTTATGCCCAAGGAAGAACATCCCCGGGTAAGATTGTAACTAATGCAAAGCCCGGGTACAGTAATCACAATTATGGCATTGCAGTTGATATGGGTGTTTTTAAGGATGGTAAATATCTAGATGGATTAAAGCCTTCGGAAGCAGAAGCATTTCATAACAAAGCTGCAGTTGTTGCAGAAAAATATAATATTGAGTGGGGTGGTAATTGGAAATCGTTTAAGGACTATCCGCATTTTGAATATAGAACAGGCAAGACCTTGTCACAGTTGCGTCAGCTGGTTACAGAGGGTAAAGATATTTTTGCCTAAATTGGTCCGTTCTTACCTGACTATCTAGGAAAGGGAGTGATATCACTTCCTATTGGTGTAGCTAGTGAAGGCAGGGGAGAGGAAGTTACAGGTGGCACAAGGTTAGGATTCAACAGAGGATTCATTAATGGATTGAATTGTTGTGAACCAGAGATGGCCCCTGCTCCGCTACCTGCTGCAGCATTACTGCCTGCAGCTTCACCTCCTGCAGCAGTATCAATATCAGGCACATCCACACCAGGGGTATCCATGCCTCCTGCTCTAGCCAAAGCAGTAGCGCTATCAATTCTACCTGCTACTACATCATTAATTTCACTTGTAAAAGATATACCTGTAGCTTTTGCGGATTCTTGTGCGCCTATAACACCCTTAATCAAAGCATTATTGGCCAGAGGAGCTAACCCTGCTTCTGTAAACAGAGGTGAAGATGTTAGGTCTTTAACGTCCACAGATCTGGGAGTGGCAGATGCCATGCCTGCAGGTGTTGCAGAAATACCTTCCCCAGATTGCAATGTGACAGATTTACCATTCTTATCTGTCACAACAACTCCAGTAGTTGTTTCAGCCACAGCAACATGGGTTGCATCACCTGTCACATCAAACATCACAGTGCTGCCATTAACAGCAGCAGTAACACTGCCTGTGGTAACTGTCATGGTGTCTGTTGCAGGGTCTTTGGAAACCAGAAATGCTCCCTTGTCACATTTAACCAAGCGCTCTTGTTCTACAAATGTGAAGACAGCATTGGCTCCTATGCGTGTTACTGATTTATCATCTAGTGACAATTCACACATGCTTTGTGCACCGGTGCCTATTTGAGTGTCTGGCTCCACTTTGTCATTCAGAGTAGTTGTAACTTTGTTTGTATCTTTGATGCTATACACATCATTTTTTACAAATGACACAACAGAAGCAAAGGCACTATGACCCACCAGAGCCAAAACAACCAGAGTGGTTAAT